GTGTTATAAACGAAGCTGGCCAGGCTTCCTCCTGTATATGTCTTGGCTCCCTTTTTAACCTTGACCTTGCTGCCTACTTTGATAGTTTTCGTTTCTGCGGTCGTTGTTGCAGGTCCTGGCGCTACCTGGGTGCCGCCTGTAGTCGTTATATAAGTGTCAAATCCTGCAGCTTTAACTTTGGCTGCGAAGGCTTCAGCATTTGCTCTGACGCTGAATGCTCCGACCTGGACCTTATAAAGGTTCCCGGACTTTTTGATTATGGCGTCAAAGCCGGCTGCTTTTACTTTGTGATATTGAGCGTCGGCATTTGCCTTGACTGAATAGGCGCCTGTTTGGACATAATACATAACGCCTGGTTGTGGCTGTGATGCCGGCGCGGCCGGTGCAGCGGTCGCTTCAAGTTTGGCCATCATGGCCACAATGTCTTTTCCGTAGGTTGTTGAAGGCGCCCATTTGCCTCCGAGATCTTCGACATTCGGCGCTGTTCCCTTAAGGTATGGGAAGTGTCTCGGATCCGGTGTTCCTGCTTTGGGATATCCAGGAGCTCCTGCGTAAAGCGCCAGGTGATCTACCTGGGCCTGGATTCCTTCCTCCCAGGAATTGAAGCGCTGATGGGCATTAGGATCGTTGTTTGCTCCTCCGGATTTTGTCTTCAGACCGCATGGGTTCCTGAAGCTCTCATCCAGAACTCCTTTGAAGTGGCCGTATCCGGTCTCTTTTGCGCTCTGGGCGTATGCTACCACAGGGTTTACTCCTACGTCCTGTGCAATCTTCCAGAATGTCTCGGCCAGGTTGATAAATAGTTCAGTGGCTCCGTTTTTCCTGGCCCATTCTTTAGCCTGTGCTGCCGTTGCCGTTGCCTTTCCCATGATGGGATGGCCGGCAGCTTGTCCTACGGATCCTTCAGCCAGTTTTTTGGCCACATCTGCTCTGAAGGTGTCCATACTCTTGCCATGGCGTGGGAACCAGTGCATAACGTCTGCATGGTTGCTGGCTATGCCCAGCTGATGGCCTTCACAGTGACATATAAGCCATGGTTTTTCAGGCTTAATATTAAACATCTTGCAAAGATACGCGCAAAGCTCCACGGCTTCCTGGTATACTTGGTTGAAATATACCGGATCTGTGAGGTCGTCCTCGCAGATCTCGAAGCCTATATATCCATTGTTATTGGCGTTCTTTGCACTGCCGAGCGAACCGGATCCGCTGTGCCATCCTACCATATCCCATGGTAAGGTCTGATATGTTGCTATGCTGCCGTCTTTTAGCTTTCCTATAAAAGCATGGACACAGACGCTGCGCCCGCCTGGTGTAGGCTGATTCCAGTGATTGTTATATGGGTTGGGTCCCAGCAATCCATCATCCGGGCCTACATACCTTTTAAGCCATGGGTTATTGGCACCGGTGCTGTGAACCATGATCCCTTTTGGCGTATGTCTTTTCCCTGATTTATAGCAATTGTTTTGAGTTAAGAATAAGGTTTTTAGGTTCATTGTCTAACCTCCTATCCCGAGTATTCTTCGTTGTTTGTCCGCTCTGCCATTGCAGAGTCGTAAACTATACCGCCCTTGGTGTTCTCCTTTTCTGCCTTCTTGTAATAAAAGCCGGTGGCCGTGGCCAGCTCAGCAAAAACCGAAGGTATCAGATAAGCGAGCGGTGAAAGGTCGCCAGTGACATACATCATTTTGCATGAAAAAATGACCACTGAAATGGTCATTATCGATACTCCTGCAAAGATGATTTTTGAAAAAGCGATCTTTTTCTTGCCTTTATTCCGTTTCCTCATGGTCGTGCCTCCTAATACAAGTTTTTCACCCCTTGCTCCGTTAGGAAGTCTTTTTGCTCATGCTTTACTTTTTGGGCATATTCCAGCGCTGCAGTGAGTTCTCCGTTGCATTTCCCGTCCTTTATTGCGCGGGCCGTAGCTTCTCCCAGAGCGATTGCAGCGCCTATTCCCTTGATCATTAAGAGTTCGTTCTTCTCTCTGGCCTTGTCGAGTTCTTCTCTCTTCGCGTCCCGCTTTGAGATATTCCTCTGGATTGCCCAGAAGCATAATCCTGTTACGGCGCTTGGTACTCCCATAAAGGCCAGAACTGCTATCATATCAAATTGCATCGATAAAACTCACCTCTTTTCCACTCTATAAAAATCTATGGGTGGGGATTTCCCCACCCATTTAAGACTGTTCTGGTTTCAGGTCTGGCCTTATGTTGTAGACCTCTGTCAATATTGCCGGTCGCTCTTCTTCAGGATATGCAAGCACCAGCTCTTCTGGAGTTCCAAGTCCCATCTCGTACTTTGTGATAATTGCTTGCGCAATTACTCTAATGACATATGGTGCATAAGCCATTATGACACACCTCCCGCTATAAGATCCGCAAATGCAAGCTCAACATCTTGAAGCCTTGCCTGCAGTTCTGCATTAAGTGCTACCTGATCTGCCAGGGCAAGCTCAAGATCCTGGATGCGCTTATCCTTCTCTTTTTCACGCTGCTTAGCTGCTCGTAGTGCTGCAAGGTCCGTTTGAGCCAATACTTCCATAATTCGTCACCTCCATTTAATCAATCAAATGCGATGCCGAGGCCCAGCACTTCAATGGTTCCTAATGTGTCATTGGCCCATATTGTAACTCGAACATCCAGGCCCCACTTATCCGCCGTTCTGTTTTTGTTGCTTAATTCAGCATACTTGCGCGCTAAGTACGCAGCTGTGATGTCTTCCCAAACCGGGAAAGGATCAAAAGCATTGTTGCTGGCCTCCACCTTAAATACGGCAGGATTTGCTCCGTCTTTAGCGACGGTGTGGTACCCGAAAACTAACACCCGTTCAACTTCTGCAGATGTTTCAATTGGGGTTTTGAGTCTAAACTGCAGCACATTCCCTGCCCTGATAATTCGAGGCAGCGTCCATTCACCGTAGCTTCCAGTTGTATCACGGGCGGCCATGCGCCAATAATAGCTTTGATTCTGCTGCAAAGGTTGACGCAGAGAATGTCTCACCCGTTCAGTTTCTACGGGTGCTCCTGTTGCGGGCATAGGTACCCAATTGGCGCCGTCGTATATTTCCCAGCCAGCGATGGCATCTGCGGTTCCTGGGCCGTATTGTTGGCCAGGGATAAATTCATCCGGCGAAAATTCGCCTTTTACCAGCATGAAAGCATCGCAGTAGAATGTCGCACCTATTACGGATGAGGTCAGCACTGCCAAGCGCAATTTTGCGCAGTCCTGGCCTGTTCTGGCAAATACAGATAAGGTCTGCCATGATGTCCCGTCCAGCGTTATTGGATTACTTCCGGTAGATCTTAAGTAGTTACCTTCGCTGTCGAGTTCTTCAATTACCAGGCGGATATATCCGGCACCTTTTACTTTTACTTGTGCAGCGTAACTCTTGCCACCTAATACATCAACCGGGCTTAATTCCACGCCTTCATTGGCGATAGTCCCTGATGTGGTCACCTGCAAACTGGCAGCGCCTTCATAAAACTGGGCTGTAGATCTTTCGATTGTCGCTCCTCTGGCGGTAAATCCTGTTGTGTCGGCTTCCACACCGGCTTGATTGGCTGTTAATAGATTCTGGGTACTGGTCTCCAAGTCGGCCACGATGTTGGTGAAGTTTACATCCTTGGCTATTTGTAATCTGAAGTGTTGGGGATCACCTTCTGGATCGGTCCCGACACCCGCCATGAATACAGGTTGTAGCGGCACCCTGGCGGTATGGACCGGTGCAATTGCTAAAAGTGCATCTGGACTCAGATTGTGAACTATACTAAAGATGCCGCTGACCGCGAAAGGGCCATCCACTTTACCGTCGTTCGCCCTGACATAAATGCGGTAATTTGTCCCTTCCTCAACAGTGGATGTATCCCAGGCCAGCATTAAAGCCGTTACGCCAGTTGCAATTGGCAGCAACGTTGCCCCCTCGTCTGCCGAGTAATAGACCGAATAAGTCAACTCATCTCCGTCTGGATCCGTGGCTTCTGTCCACTCGATAGTTACATTTCCGACGACCGTAGAGCCCGCTACTGGCGAAATAATACTTCCTGGTGCGCTGGGTACAGCGTTTACTTTTGTGAATGTATATGTCCTGGTACTGGTGTTTCCGAAGCTATCTGTAGCTTCGATTGTAATGGTATGGGATTGGTTGAGCGCCAGATTCCCCCATGTTGTTAAATCAATTGCAAGCTCTATGTCTGTTTCCTGGGCAACATCTTCTATGGTTCTTACTACATTTCCGTTAATCTTTTCCGTAATGTTTACGCTATCTCCGTCTGGGTCTGATACTTGGTACACGATGCTGAAGGGCCCGCTTTTTTCTCCTAAATCCTCATCTGATCCAGAAATCAGAGGAGCAGAATTCAGATTTACAAAGCAGGCGCGAAAGCCCCTGCTGCCGTAGGCATTGCCATTGCCGTAGTCGAAGTAAGCCAGGCCAGCGCTGCCGTTGCTATAGTCGCCACCACGCATGAACACAGGGTTGGTCGAATACGGGAAGTACGAGCTCGCAGCTTGGTTATTCCAGTTCTTCCAAGAGGTTGAGCCTTCACCTGCGGTTGATGTCTCGTGAATAAGCATGCCGTCAGTCAAACCGGAGGCTGCTGAATAGTTAGCCGCCCGTGTGTCGCCGGAGCCAACCGGAAAAACATCTTTATATTTCGCATCGGCATTAACGAGCGATTGGCAATAGGTAGTTAAGTTGCTGTTTCCGTTGTTCACATAGGACGCCACGTAATGCCAGCCACAGCCGACCATATCAAACACGCCGGTGGGATTACCGGTAGTTGATGTTTCACCCGATGTATCCAATGATCCTGTAGCATTCGTTGCACCGTTGGTTGTGTATCCGGTATGGTATCCACTGTCTCCGTTAATCTTCGGACGGCCCTGGCCAACGGCATAGGCCAAGAGCGCAACAGCACCCCACTCCGAATTCTTCAGCATGTGACTGTCCAGGCCAGTAGCGGAAGTAGCCACGTTATTCTTGAGGTTCAAGCACTGGTTAAAGATATCGTTTACCGTTATGCTTCGCCACGACACCTTGCCCGGTAAAGAACCTGGAATGCCGCCATTGGCATCGTCTTTATACGCCTGGTATTTCATCACCCAGATGCCTGGCAGCTCGACAGTTCCAAATTTGAACCCTGGGTGCTTTTTGCATGCCCGACCATCAATAGGAGTAGTGTCATCCATGGTTCCGCTGCTAAACCGGATTTTTACTTCGGGGTCATCGGCATACTGTATAGCTCTATAGGTATAACGGGGTATCCACACCCATAGATTGCCCTTAGTGTCCTTGGCGTTGGCCCACATTTTAGGAGCTACGCCATTTACCGTGTTGACCGGGTCATAGTTATATTGCCAATTAGCCAGGGTGGACTCCTGAAATGTTTGGCCGGACACATGATTGACCGGCTTCCATCCCGCTGGCAGAACCGGCGCATTTGCTATTCCTGAAACTAAAGCCATGGTCATTCCTCCTCGATAATTGAATAATAAGCAAAGGGCATTATTCGCATTGCTAACGCTCTGCTACTAAATGCCCTTTTCGGCTTGTGTTTTTACCCATATAGGGAAGGAATAAGGCTCCTTTGGTTCTGGTAGCCTTGGATATAGGTCCTTGAACCTATATCATCTCGCAAAATAAACCAGAGCAGGCGCGAAAGCCCCTGTT